TGAAGTCTTAGAAGACGTAAAAGATGGAATTTTGCGTGGAATATCGTTTGGTTATCAAATAAAGAATATGGAAGAAGAAGACGGAGCGTTCGTTGCAGATGACTGGATGGTGCATGAGATATCGGTAACGCCCATACCTGCTGACCCTACAGTTGGCATAGGACGGTCACTAATCTCACCTTCTGAAGAGGTGACTGAAACCTCACAACCTAATACTATTAGTATTGATAACAATTCTCCTGAAGAGGAGATACGTTCTGCGGCACAAACCGCATCACCCTCGGTTCCATCTATGGAAGAAAAATCACAAGAAACTGTGGTGGATACGGCTCCTGCCGTGGAAGCTCCAGAAGTTGCTGTCGAAACAGCAGAGAGATCTGTTGAAGTAGATACAGCGGCTGAAGTAAAACGTGCGCTTGAAGAAGAGCAAGTTCGTACTTCCACTATCTATGCCGTTTGTCGCCAACATGGTGCAGACGACCTCACTCAAGGTTTCATTAAAGACGGTAAGTCTGTTAGTGAAGTTAATGGTGAAATTTTAGACCTTATTTCTAAAAGGTCTGAGTCAAGCAACACTCCTATACGGTCAACTGACATGAACCCAAGTTCCAACGAAGTTGGTTTAGAGGCAAAAGAAGTACAACGCTTTTCTTTCCTCAGAGCTATTACAGCATTAGCTAATCCAACAGATAGAAATGCACAAGAAGCTGCTGCTTTTGAGCGTGAAGTTTCTGAAGAAGCTGCAAAGCGTTATGACAAGCCTGCTTCTGGAATTTTGGTTCCTAACGAAGTTCTCCAAGGATATACAAGAGACTTAAACGTAGGTACTGCAACTGCTGGTGGAAACTTAGTTGAGACTGAGCTTCTTGCTGGTTCATTTATAGACATTCTTCGTAACAGAATGGCTGTAATGCAGGCTGGAGTTACAACTTTAAATGGACTTTCCGGGAACGTAAGTATCCCTAGGCAAACTTCAGCGAGTACCGCCTATTGGGTTGGAGAAGGATCTGATGTAACAGAGAGCCAACAGGCTTTCGATCAGGTGAACCTCACACCTAAGACAATTGGTGCTACTACTGATTACACAAGAAAGCTTCTCCTTCAGACAAGCATTTCTGTTGAGACAATGGTTCGTAATGATATTGCGAAGCAAATTGCTCTTGCTCTAGATACTGCTGCTATCTACGGTTCAGGTTCATCTAACCAGCCAACTGGTATTACAAATACAACTGGTATTGGTACTGCAACAGTTACTGGTGTTGGTACTTTTCCTGAGTTGATTGCAATGGAAACAGACGTTGCTGTTGCTAACGCTGATCAAGGCGCACTTAAGTACATCGTTAATGCGACTGCTAGAGGTGGATTGAAGAGCGTTAAGAAAGATGCTGGATCAGGTGAATTTGTTTTTGCGAACAATGAAATCAATGGTTATCCAGTAATTGTTTCTAACCAGTTAACAAACAACGACTGCTTATTCGGTGACTTTAGTCAGTTGATAGCTGCGTTCTGGTCTGGTCTTGATTTGACTGTTGATCCTTATGCAATGTCTAAATCAGGAAGCATTAGAATAGTGGCGTTACAAGACGTTGATTTCGGTGTTAAACAGCCAACTGCTTTCTGCCTCGGAACATAAACTGATGAAGGTAAAACTCATCAGAGGAGTGATGGTGGCTGGCCTTATTAAAAAGGCTGGCTCCACACTTGAAGTTGAAGAGAACGTAGGTCGAATGTTACTTAGCAGTAACAAGGCTGAACTATTCGTTGAGCCTGTTGTTAAAAAAGCTGCACCTGCTGCAAAGAAGGTTGCGGCTGCAACACCTAAAGTTGCGACTCCAAAAGTACAACCTTCTACTCCTAAAAAGGAGACAGCTTAAATGTCAGTTATTCAACAGAACCTCGGCAAATTAACTTTGATCGCAGGTCATCCAACAGCAGCTAGGACTGCTACAGGCCAAACAAGTGGTATTGATCTAAGAGTTTATGACGGTGACGTTGTATTCGTTTTAGATTCTGCTGCTGGTGCTGGTACAAGTCCAACTCTCGATGTAACAATCGAAGATTCTGCTGACAACTCCTCATTTGCAGCTATTGCTTCAGGTGCTGTTGCCTTTACTCAAGTAACAGGTACGGCTGCTGCTCAAGCAGTTTCTGTAAATAAGGATGATGCAAGACGTTACGTTCGCATCAAGTACACAATTGGCGGTTCATCAGGCCAGTCATTTACATTCTCTGTAAATGGATTCGGTTTGAAAAAGTACGGCTAATTTATTTATGGCCCCCTTACGTCTGCGAGGGGGCTTTTTCTTATGGCATTTACTGAAGATTTAGATATTTTCTTTGAGGATTTCCAAGATACTGTCGTTTATTCAAGTTCGACATACAAGGGGATTCTTGAACAGCCCGATGAGATAGTCGCTGATGGAGTGGTAATGACCACCGACTATCAACTAATTGCAAAGACAACTGATCTGGGCGCAGTTGCTTTTGATGCAAGTCTTACCGTAAACGGAGCAGCTTATACAGTTAGAAGCGTTAGAAAGATAGATGACGGTGCTTTGTGCATCTTGTCTCTCACCAAAACATAGAGGTGACTAATGGCAAGTAAAAGAGAACAAATTTTAGCTGCATTAAAAACGCAATTAGCTGGTACTACTGGGGCTGGAAGTCGCATATATAGAACCAGAGTGACTCCTACAGCTAGGAATGAGTCACCAGCAATTGTTATTGAGCCAATAAATGATCAGCCAACCGTTCTTTCTTCAACTTACGAAAAGATTGATTGGACTTTAAGAATAAGAGTTGTTGTAATTGTTCGAGGTCAAATCCCTGAAAGTGTTGCTGACGCAACGATTGAAAGTTTACATACAAAAATATTGAATGATCCTACTGTGGGAGGATTGGCTTTAGATATAAGGCCGTCAACTACTACATTTGAGGCAATTGATGCTGATCAGCCTGCTGGAGTCATTTTTTGTGAATACGAAATTGACTACAGAACGGCTTATAACAACTTATCGACATAAAATGTTGATACCTAACAACCCACTTCATTTATTATGAATGGTGAAAATCCAGGAGAAGGCGGTAGCTACCTGCTTGATCCCGAAACAGGTGAACGCACTCTTGTAAAGCGCACCTCTCCACAAACATCATTAGAGGGAACAGCCAATGGCACTTCTGAACAGGAAACGAGTAATTCTTCTGGAACTGGAAAGCAGTTACGGAACAGATCCAACTCCAACGGGAGCAGACGCAATCCTAGTGAGGGATCTGTCGATAACTCCTCAAGCGAGTGATATTGTCTCCAGAGATTTAATTAGACCTTATCTCGGTGCTTCAAGACAGTTACTAGCCAATACAAGAGTTGAATGTACGTTCAGCGTAGAACTTGCAGGATCAACCGCAGCAGGTACGGCTCCTAGAGTGGGCAAGGCACTCAGAGCATGTGGTCTTAGCGAGACAGTTGCTGCTAACACAAGTGTTACTTACGCACCTGTATCTGGTTCTTTTGAGTCAGCAACTATTTATTACAACGTAGATGGTGTCTTACATAAGACAACAGGCTGTCGAGGAACATTTACTATCTCAGCTTCTGTTGGAGAAATTCCTACAATCGACTTCTCCTTCCAAGGCATATATGTGGCTCCTGCCAACGCTGCACTACCTTCTGTTACTTATGGAGCGCAAGCAACACCATTAGTATTCAAGAACGGCAATACTGCTGGATTTGAGTTGTTGTCTTACGCTGGTGCGTTACAAAGTTTCTCTTTCGATGCTGGAGTAGAAACTCAGTATATGGAACTTGTCGGGGGAACCAAAGAGGTGCATTTGATAGATAGACAAACAACAGGTAGCGTCACTATCGAAGCACCATTACCAGGCACTAAAGATTATTTTGCTGCTGCTTTAACAGATTCAAGTTTGGGCAATTTGCAATTTACTCATGGTGATACAGCAGGAAACATCGTCAAGTTCACTTCCACCAAAGTTGATATTGGTGATGTGAGCTATTCAGAGTTGAATGGGATCGTAATGGCTGATATTCCGTTCACAGCATGTCCAACAACTGCTGGAAATGATGAATTTGAACTTCAATACAAGTAAATCAGCGTTGATTTGATTAAAAGGGGGCTTACGCCCTCTTTTTTTATGGTTAAAGTGGCAAGGTATCTCTATTTCTTATCAAATGAGTTTTATCAAGAAGAAAGTATCGTCTTATCCTTGGCCTGTTGAAATCAGAAAACCGTCAGAAGAAGTTATTGGCGAATTTGAAACTCATAAATTTACAATACGATTCAAACGATTAGCTAAAAAAGAGTTAAATGATTTCCAAGACAAAGAAGATTATGATGCGTTAAAAACAATTATTACTGGTTGGTCAGATATAAAAGATGAGGAAGATAAAGATATTCCTTTTAGCCAAAAAAATTTAAAAGATTTTTCAGAAGATGTTGATTTTGTTCAAGGAGTAGTAAAAGCATTTCA